CCATTTCTTTACAGCATGGTTCACATCCTTTGTCAACTACGCCTTCCACTTCACTGCATGGATTGATCTTGGCCACACTCCCGAAGAGTGGCTAAAGAACGTGCAGAAAGCATTCACAGGCGATGATTCTGTCGTTGTGTCCCAAGATCCCGAGTACAATATGGTGTACCTCAGCAATTATGCCTCCCAACACGGCATGTTCTACACCACGGCAACTAAGAAGGAGACTGATGTTGCCCTCGTCCCTCTCCTGGAACTTGAATACCTCAAGCGCAGCTTCCACCCTGTCCCTGGCTACTGCCTGGCTCCCCTCAGGTGGTCTTCAGTCATGGAAGCTGTCATGTTCCAGAATATCAAGTCCACTGACCCCGCTCACGACCTGTACATGGCTCAAACTTCCGTCCTTTTGGAGTTACGCCACTACGGTCAGGACGCGTACGAGAAGTACCTAAGCATCTTTCGAAGATGGGCTCAGTTCTATCGCACGAACTCCCTCTACGACGACTGGCGCACTGCCTCCGCTAAGTTCTTCCCCTCGCGTTCCCTTAATCTCGATCCCCAGTGATCGCAGAAGAGGTCTGGTGTGACCTACACAGAAAACACCACCGGAAGAAGGCCCTGTTGTTGAGATACACAGGTCACCTTTCTCTCCCCCCACTGGCTATGTTACTGGCACGTTCATGGCTACAGTTCAAGTGCCGCCGATCCCTCAAATCAAGACTCGCAGACTCAATCTGCCCCCCAAAAACTCAATGAGTCCATCACTCCTAATCAGGTGCAGACCATCAGTACCACTTTCGCTGACACTGGCGAGACTACCATCTCGCAAGCTATTCCCAGCAATATGGTGCAGGTCGTCCCCATTCCTGACCAGACCCCGGAGAAGTTGTTCTCTCGAGTTATGTTCATCAACACCTACACATGGTCATCTGCCACGGCTGCTACAACAACCGTCTCTCCAGTGGTCATGAGCCCCTTTTCCGCTTTGCTCAACAACGAGCCCTTGCATTCAATTGCTTTGGGCTTCAAGTACATGCGTGCGGATATGGAGCTATCTGTTCGTTTGAACACGTCCTCTCTCTATGCTGGCCTTCTTGGCATTGGCGCCTACCCTGGTGTTCTCCAGGGCGGCTTCAATGATCCCCAATCCTTAGGCCCCCAGGCTCGTTCCTGGCTCACCCGCAACGGCTGCTACACTGTCATCAGCGCTAACACCCAGAACACTGTGACCCTCAATCTCACTTGGAATGTTCCCTACGACTTCCAAGATATCAACTACCTCCAAGGTACTTACATTGAGACACAGCCCTGGCTTGTTTTCGTTGACATATTGTCCCCCCTTTACAGCGCGGACTCTACAGTCAATGCAACCGTCACCGTGGACTTTTTCGCC